AGGCGACCGCCCCGGCTTCCGCCCCGGCTTCCGACCCGGCTCCCGCCCCGGCTTCCGCCCCGGCTTCCGACCCGGTTTCCATCTACGACGATATGGGCAAGGCATCGATTCTCTCGATCCTCGATAATCCTGTCGATAGTATCAGTGACTACGACGAGCGGGACCTCACCACCCTAAAGACTAAGTTGAACTATCACCTCACCGCCATTGGGGAGGATGATGGCCTTTCTCAACACGAGTTCGATGCAGCTATGCACAAGTGCGACGTCGCCATCGAGGCGGTCGCTACGAAGCAGAAGCAGCTGTTGCATGCCGCGAAGACAACTGAGAAGCGCATGGCTACAATCGCAGCCATGCGTGTCAAACTCAATGCTCCCCCGGGTGCAACGCCCGCAAAGACCGTCAAGATTGCCACGCCCGTCGAGACGGGCCCGGCTGACTCATGGTATTCGGATGGAGACGACTAAACCATAGTTCACTCCGCCCCCGGTTCTCGACGAACCATTTATTGCCCCCCCCAGGGCAATTTATAAACTACAACCATATCGAATGATTTAATATCATCGCGAATAGAAGCACATGAAACATACTCCGTTGTATTTACCATATATTTTCATTATAATATATTTTCATATATTATATATGTATTAAAACAATGTATTAAAACAATGTATTAAAACAATGTATTAAAACAATGTATTAAAACAATGTATTAAAACAATGTATTAATAAAATTTACAAACCGCCTCTCAATCTCAATACGAGATGTAGCGTACTTTCCTTCTGAATATTATAATCGCTCAACGTCCTTCCATCTTCCAGTTGTTTTCCAGCGAAGATAAGACGTTGTTGATCTGGGGGAATCCCCTCTTTGTCTTGAATTTTTTGTTTGACGTTTTCAATTGTATCAGACGGTTCAACGTCGAGTGTAATTGTTTTACCAGTAAGTGTTTTAACGAATACTTGCATTATATATTATATTATATAATAATAATATTAAGTTAGTTTAGAAAAATCGACGGTCATAATATATAGTTTATAAATACAGGATGATCCTCTACTTTGTTGTGAGCTGGATCATGTCGTGTATTCGCCGCGCGATTGCCGTGATCCACTTGTTCTACAAGCGGTGTGACACCTGGTTCAACGAGTGGTGCGCACCAATGTTCATCGCTGCTGTTGGATACCTAAACCCCGCGTCCGATACCCGCCCAGTTCGCGTCTTGGTAGCAAGCCGGGGTTGTCCGGCTTGGCCGCTGCCAAAACTATTGGAGTATTACTACAATACTTGTGGTCGCGGCATTTGTTGTCTTAAACTGCCTATATTTTCACACAAACCTGCTGTAGAGACACACGTCGAATGCGTCAAACGCATCAAAGATGATTCCGATCGATGTTACTGCGTATTTCGGTTGCCGTGGTGGTATCGATGGATTTCCGCGGAAAACCGCCACGCATTAATCGCAGAACACTTGCGCAATTTGAAGTTGTCTATCGACTGGCCCGCCATCGACAAAGATCTCCGTATGAATTTCATATACGGTATAGGCGACATTGAATATGGTGTCAATCATAACGAAACATTTGATACCGTACGCCGCCGCCTTCCACTCCGCCGCCTTCCACGCCGCCAACGCCGCCAACGCCGCCAACGCCGCCAACGCCGCCACGCCAGACAGTAAAGGTGGTCATAAAACGATATGATGCTGTGTATACTTCTTCGTTCGAAGATTTGCTCTACCACGTGGCTCGTGAATACAACACGCAATCCGCGTAAAGTGCATTTCTCCAAAGCGGTTGGTAATGCTGGTTCCAAAGGGCGACAAGAGCTCTCTTCGCATAGCATACTATGCGATGGGGACGAAATCGAACTGCAAGTTACGAAGTGACATAACCGTCGCATAACCCCCCAACATACCGACCGAATTCGGCAACGTATCCCGTCTTTATCGGCAACTCCGGTTTATAAATATCTATACTCATAACCCTGTTTACGATTTCATGTTCTTCTAACGTAACATTAATCTGTTTATTCACTAGGTCCAGTTCGATTATATCACCATTAATCAAATAAGGCAATATACTATCTTCTTTATAAGCATCTGGTAGATTCGCAACTAGAATTCCCTTTGATCCGCCTGAAAAACGCCCGTCTGTAATAAGGGGTGGTGGATTATCACCAAAATATCCAACCAATGCACTCGTCGGTTCGAGCATCTCTGGACAACCAATTGTTTCGCCTTGATATCTAATTAAAACAACATGTTCTTGAGTGATTAAATGTTTTCCAAGTGCTTTTAACATATCGGTCTCCGAATCAAAACATATTAATTTACCACTATATGACGTGTTATTAGAGTTAATCTTCGAAATACATCCTTTTGGGGCAATATTACCCCTCAAAATTTTCAAATGACTGTCTTTTTTAAACGGATCGTCGACATCCATTATAATAGATTTAACACTCTCTTTTAATATTCCTTCATTCGAAACCAATGATACTCCGTCTTGAATATTCTCACTCGTACATAATTTATATGGATTGAATAATTCATTATTTTGTGCCAATGTCCATCCAGTAATAGTCATACAATCCCCGTTAATAATACCTATCTCAATTAAATATTCAATAACACGAGACATTCCACCACGTAAATATATGTCATGCATAACAAACTCGCCATGTGGTTTCATATTTGTTAGGACTGGGGTATCCTCATATCTACTGAAATCATCTAGAGTTAACTCAATATCAAGTTCTCTTGCCATTGCTAGTAAATGAATAATCGCATTTGAAGAACCTCCCAGAATATATAACATTTTAATCGCATTATTAAATGATTCTTTTGTGACAATATCACTCGGTTTAATATCTTCGGTTAGTAGATTCATCATTATATTACCGGATATATCACATTCTTTGAATTTTTCAAGACTAAGAGATACATTAGATGAACTATTTGGCAACATCAGTCCCATGACTTCTAGAATACTTGCCATTGTATTGGCTGTATACAACCCAGCACACGCACCACAGTCCTTATTACAAGCATTTTGGATAATATTATCTCGTTCTTCTTCTGTTATACCCCCTTTTAAATACTGTCCATATGATTCAAAACTAGAAACAATATCAACTTTTTGTAGTGTTTTACCCCCAGTGTCAATGAAATTAGGACGCATTGAACCACCATAAATCAACATACTTGGTCTATTGAGTCTAAACATAGCCATTGCCATTCCTGGTAAATTCTTATCACAACTAGGAATTCCTACAAATCCGTCGTAATGATGAGCATATACCATTGTTTCGACCGAGTCTGCTATTAATTTCCTAGATGGAAGTGAATAATTCATACCCTTTGTACCCATTGTCATACCATCCGATACACCAACAGTGTTAAATTGAAACCCGATCATATCTTTTTTCAATATCGAATTCTTAGATACTTGTGATAATTCATTCAATTTACTATTACATGGGTTCCCTTCATACCACACACTTCCAATACCAATTTGTGGTTTCTTCATATCGGCTTTATTTAGACCGAGTGCATATAACATTGCCTGTGACCCCCCTCTTTCAAACTGAGATGTCAATTGTCGTGAAAATTTATTTAAAATTGTCATATTATTATTTGAATATTATATATGTTTATATAATAAAACTCTATATAATTTATAAATAAACAATAAATGTTAAAGTGTTAAATTAAAATGATATCAATTATATTTGATAAGATTGATAAGATATATTGGACTATCTAAATGATTTATAATTATATTAGTAAAATAATAAGGATGACACCTTCGTAGGTTAGATAATGTCGAAGTTAATCTCGTCGTGGTTGATATCATCGAGATTAATACCGTCGACGATATTATTGTCGACATTAATACCGTCGACAATTGTATCACCAAACTCGACGGGATCGTCCTCTTTTGATTCTTCAACACTAAACGAAACATCACCGCGTCTATCTGATTTCACGAGTGCGTTGTCATTTAACCACTTCGTTTCTTCGGGGGTGTAACAGAAATCAAGTCTATCTCCATAGGAGATATAAACGAGATTCCCAATATTGACCTTAACTGTTTTATATTTAGTAATTTTTTTGAGTTTAGGAAGAAGTGTGGTGTCAATAGTCAACGATGACATTTCCCATTTTGATTTGGTTTTGTCAATGTCTAAATAAGTCGTGTTTACGATAACACAGTCAATTCTATTGCTACCGTTACTCTTGACGACTTCCGCAATCAAACCGATCCCATCAGACTTTGGTAGTCTATCGGGACGTGGTTTCACTGAGGAACAGTCGTTGTTTTTTGCTTCATCGCGCTTAATATCTTTGCGCGTACGCTGGTTGGTTCTCTTTGATCTTGCCATGATAGTATATAATATCATATTATTAAATTATTATTCAATTTTATTTTAGTAATACAATTACATACGTCTAGCATAAACACATATTATAAGGATTATTATTAATACTATACATATTAATATAGCATATTTCATTATATTACATATATTCCGTTGACGTGGTTGGTTGCCAACATCTCCTAAATTATTAGTAGAAAACGCCTCTTTTATATTCTTTGGTTTTGGTAAATTAGAATCAATATAAGGCATATAACTATTACCAGATGACTTATCTACAAATGTTCGACGACCCACTCCAAGTGATGAATTATTTAGAATTGGCACAGGACTACCTGTTAAACCCGATTTATATTCAAATCCTGTACAATTAACACCATGTCTACTGGTAGCAGGTTTCCTATTATCGGCACAGCATCCAAAGTCGCTATTACAATTCTTACCATATTTAATTGTTTTCGGTGGATCAGGGTTATATTCTTTATTTTTTGTATATAATAGATTATTATCACTTGATGACGATGTATTTTGTGAAACTGGTAATCCAAAATCATCATATGTATATATGTCAGTTATACAATGTCCTGTTTTATTACTGGTGTTTTGACATTTATCAAATTTAATATTATTTATTATAACACCAGAACCATTATATTTTGATGGATGTGGTGTATACCCGTCGTCAGAACCGTATGATTTATCAAGATTAAAAGGTTTCTTTTTAGAACCATCCCCTGTTGGACATTCACATGAATAATCTTTTACTTTCTTTTTGATTGAATTATGTACTTCTTTTACTTTATTACTAACAGTGTCTGGTAGGTCAGTTAAACTAAATAATTCCATATATAATATATGGTTATAAAAAATAAATGGTTATAAAAAATAAATGGTTATAAAAAATAAATGGTTATAAAAAATAAATGGTTATAAAAAATAAATGGTTATAAAAAATAAATGGTTATAAAAAATAAATGGTTATAAAAAATATATATTATTAATATAATGATAACAAACATGTATATTACAATATTTGCCATTATTATATTGACAGTAATAATATGTGGTATATTATATTATACACTCATATATGTAAACGATACAATACAATCTGATAAATTATCAATGCTCTCTATGTATCAATATACTGAAATTGTAGTTGGAACATTAATGTTTTTTATAGTATATATTTTATATATGTCGTTTATATATCGAAGTGTGAACAAGACAGACTTAAT